TGCACAAGACGGGTCGCATGGATGCGCAGAGACGGGCCGCATGGATGCGACCCAAACCGTCATTGAACCGTCAATAACCGTCAAGAGAACGCACACGTCGAAAAATCGACCGAAATCTGCGGACGGAAAAATTCCATTGCCGGAAGGTTTCGCAATCTCGGAAGGCGTCCGCAAGTGGGCGAAGGCGAATGGTCACCAGAATCTGGAAGGCCACTTCGCCTACTTCGTCGATACGGTGCAGGCAAACGGCAATCGCTACATCGACTGGGATGCCGCGTTCAAAAAGGCAGTGGCAAAGGACTGGGCCGGTCTCAATCGCCGGAGCAGCGGCCGGTATGCGGACGCTACAGCTCGGTTCGAGAACTGAGGTGACGGCATGAACTGGAACGAAGTTTCGAGCCGTCTCGCCCAAGAAGCCGAGGCAGTTGCCGGGATGCTGCTGCCCAACGGCAAGCGCCAAGGCCCCGAGTGGGTTGCTGGCAGCGTTGAGGGCGAAGCTGGTGAATCGCTCAAGGTGCGCATCACCGGCAACAAGGCTGGCGTCTGGAAGGATTTCGCGACCGGCGACGCTGGCGACCTCGTAGACCTGTGGGCAGCCGCAAAGCGAATAACGCTCAAGGAAGCGTTTTTCGAAGCACACCGCTACCTTGGTATACCCGACCCGTCTTTCGTAGCTCCTAGCCGGGTCTATTCGCGTCCTGGCCGCCCTGCAGTGGTGAGCCCTGCTGGTCGAGTACTCAAGTATCTGACCGAAGAGCGGAAGTTGTCCCTGGAGACGATCCGCGCGTTCAAGGTTGCCGCCAGCAAGGAGGACGATGCGATTGTCTTTCCGTACCTGCGGGATGCCGAACTGATCAACCTGAAGCATCTGGCGCTGGAGCGAGACAGCAAAGGCAAGAAGCGCACTTGGCAATCGGCTGGCGCTGAGCCGTGCCTGTTCGGGTGGGATCTGGTCCCCGATAGCGCCAAGGCCGTGCTGATCGTTGAGGGCGAACTGGATGCCATGAGCCTCTATGAGTACGGCATCGCGGCTTTGTCAGTCAATCAGGGCGCTGGGAATCACCAATGGATCGACAGCGACTTTGACCGCCTGGAGCGTTTCCCAGAGATCTTCCTCTGGTTCGACAACGACGAGGCCGGACAGAAAGGCGTCCGTGAAGTGGCGCAGCGTCTGGGGTTGGATCGCTGCAGGATCGTCAAATTCCGCCTGAAGGATGCCAACGAGGCATTGCAGCAAGGTGTGACGGCGGAAGAGATCGGCGAAGCGCTGGATGCAGCGGAGCGTATTGAACCAACCGACCTCCGTACGCCAGCCGCGTATCTGGATGATGTGCTCGCGATGTTCCGGGATGGTCCGGTCAACACCGTTGGCGGCGCGCTTCCGTGGCCTGCATGGTCCGACAAGGTACGGCTCCGCCCCGCCGAGCTGTCGGTGCGGACCGGAATCAATGGTCACGGCAAGAGCGACCTCTTGGGGCAGGTCTGCGTGGATCTCATCCGCCAAGGCGAGCGGGTTTGCATCTTCTCCGGCGAGATGAAGCCGGCCAACGTTCTACGCCATCTGACCATTCAGGCCTGCGCCACCTCAACACCAACGGAGAGGTTTGTGCGCGCCGCCAATGACTGGATGTGCGGTGCCCTCTGGCTCTATGCCCACGTCGGCACGATCAGCCAAGACAGCTTGCTGGAGGCGTTCCGCTACGCAGCCAAGCGCTACCGCGTCACGCATTTCGTTGTCGATTCGCTCCTGAAATGCGGCATCGCTGAAGACGACTACAAGGCGCAGAAGGCGTTTCTGGATCGCTTGTGCGACTTCAAAAACGAGTTCAACGCGCACGTCCATCTGGTCGCCCACGCTCGCAAAGGCGAGAGCGAAGACAAAGCGCCGGGCAAGCTGGACGTTCGCGGTGCTGGCGCGATTACCGACTTGGCCGACAACGTCTTCACTGTATGGCGCAACAAGCGCAAGGAGTTGGCCGGAGACGAGGCCGATGGGGACGTAGAGGATGCCCGGCTGTACTGCCACAAGCAGCGCGCAACCGGCTACGAGGGTGCGTTAAGGCTCTGGTTTGACACCAGCAGCCTGCAGTTCAGCCAACGGGCGAATTGGCACGCTCGGCCGGCGTTTGATTTCTCAAGCATTAGCGGGAGCCGAACAGATGCAGCGTAAAGAGATCTGTCAGTCCCCAAAGATGAGGAATTCCAGGAGCAGTACGCGCACACGCGTACGCGTGCGCGCATATTGGTTCGCAAATCCCAAGTGGGCGCCATGGCGCCCGACCGGCTCTGCCGTAATGCTCAGCCAGAGCGTCTGCACTGCAAATCCGATCTACTTCACCTCCGGGAGCTAACTAATGCCTCCAGACTTCGGCGCGCCTGTGGCGGCCAACATCCAAGTACCCGACCCCAACAAGCCGCTTCAAACCCTTTCGGGCCTGATGGGAATCCAACGCCAAAAGCAAGCGTTGCAGATCGGCCAGCAGCAACTTCAAGTTGGTGAAGGCGATGTCCAGCAAGCACAGCAGCAGATGAAGGAGCGTCAGACGCTCCAACAGATGCTTGCAAGTGGCAAAGACCCAGATGGAAATCCGATCAAGGGATCGGATGGGGAAATCGACCCAGTAGCTTTTGGCGCGGCTGCCAACAAGCACATGCCTTTGCTTGGGCAAGGTGTGCAGCAATCCATCATCAAGACATTGAGTGATCGAGTGCAGTTGAACAACCAGGTACGCGGCCTAGGGCAAGACTATCGCAACGATATTTCTGGCATCGTGCGCTCAGGGATTGGCGGCCAAAACCCAATGCAAGTTGCCGATGGGTTGGATGCATATGCAAAGCAGAACCCGCAAGCGGCATCAGCGATCATGCGCGCTCAATCTCTGCTTCTGCACCTGAACCCGAACATGCCGCAGGCGCAACGCGATCAAGCGCTTCAGCACCTGGCGATGGAGTTTCAACCGGCCTCGACCACGGCTGCTCAGCAGGCTCCGCAGATGGGAGTAACGACTGGTCCTGGCGGTGGCTTGCAGGCATATCAAACAAATCCGAACTCAGCAACGCCGATGGGCGCCGTAGGTCCGGAAGTGGCGCAAGGCATTCCGCTGGGCCAACGCCAAGAGGTCAGTTCCAATCCACTTACAGGCGGTCCAACGGTCATCACCAAAAACGGGCAAGGGGTTGTGCAGGGAATCACAAATGCCCCCACGCAAGGGGTCTACGTTCCTCAGCCTGGCGACGTTCAAGATCTACCCGTGCTGTCGGCAGAACGCACCGCCGCTCGCTCGCAATTCACTGGCGCCGGTCTGCAGCACACCAATAATCAGATTGTGTTGAACAACATTGATCATGTTACGGCGACAGGCACCGCCGGTCAGGGTTGGCGAAATCTCGCAAGTATTTTTGGATTCAAACAGGGCAAAGAAGGTTGGGTTGACCCCAACAATCCAGATGCGGAACCAGCTACGGATTCTGCCACCGCCTATGACCTCGTTGGCAAAGGTCTGGAGCGTTCTGCTCTGCAAGCTGCACAGTCGATGGGTCCGCAAACCAATGCGGGTCTCGATGCGCAAATCAAGGCGAATGGCAGCCTAGGTTATACCCCTGCGGCCATCAAAGAAATCACCAAACTCAATGATTCGCTGACGACTGGCGTGCAGGCTTATCAACCTGGACTGGAGCGAGCTATTGCCGCAAATCCGTCTGCTGGTGTATTTGCCAAACGTCAGTTCGATCAGCAATGGGGTGCAAATTTCGACCCCAACGTGTTCCGCTATCTGAACGCAATCAAGAGTGGCGATACGGCAGAACAGAAAACCATTGAAACGCAGCTTGGCGGTAAGGGATCGAAGGCATTCGAAACCATGATGCAGAAAGCACGCAATCTGCGTCAGCTTTCGAATACGGGGAGTCTCCAGTAATGGATGACTTGTTCGCGCCTCTTTTTGGTTCAGAGCAGCCGACCGCGCAAGCATCTGGGCGTTCGGCTGGGCCTGGCCCGTTCGATCCGAATAGGAGCAAATATGACGACAAGTAGCGAGAAGGCAAAGAGGCCGAGCGCGGAGGAAAGCCTCCAAGCGCAGCGTCCGGTTCCTGCTGATTGGCGGAAGGGGGAGCTGCTTAATGTGCGTAACCGTGGTGATTTTTACGTCGTCACGAGATACCCCGAAGAGTACGACGCTGAGAAACCAAACCGCGCAGTGAAATTCACCAACCTGGGCGAGTGCCAGAACTTCGTCTCTGACTGGTATAGCCGACAAACCCATGACCCGAGGGCACGATGAATAACCCGAAGAATGCTGCTTCCGCCGTTAAACAAACGGGAAAAAACGGGAAGATCGGAGCTGGAGCCCCCGGTCCTGGCCGCAAGAAAGGCGTGCCAAACAAGACCACGCAGGCCGCCAAAGATGCAATCGTGATTGCTGCTGAAGAACTAGGCGGGGTAGACCGTCTCGTCGCATGGGTGAAAGCAGACCCGGCAAACGAACGCGTGTTTTGGGGAACGATCTATCCGAAACTGTTACCGCTACAGGTGTCTGGCGAAGGTGGCGGACCGCTGCAACTTGTACTGAACGGCTCGGACGTCCATGGCTGAAATATCTCTCATGGAACAGCCAGCGACTGTTATGCAGGGCGATATGCCAATCTGCCATATCCCTATCTCGCCGACGCTTGTCGTGAGCATGTATCGGGATGCATCCGACAATGGGATTGTGTGGGTCTGGTTGGTTGACCTGGAGACCTCTTTCTTGATGGATGCCGCTGTTCCACTCGCGGACCTGGATCAGTTCGTTTCTGCCCTGGTCGGGCGCTACTCCTGCGAAACGGTCTTGATGTGAGGTGAGATATTTACTTCACTCATCGCGCGCGGGAGAGAGTCAGAGCTATCTGTCAGTCGCACGTGACTCTGCTGAAGAAGAAGCACCCACGGAGCAGTGCCGCAGCCGGCCCGGTCGATCTCGGAGGTCGGTTCTTGCGTGACGATCGCGAACGAGGACGGCCAAGCGCCATTCCAGCAGTTGCCTGCTCTGTCTTCCGCGTCAGTCACGAGGAGCTCGACAGCGGCGTGGCGCGCGCCCATTGAGATAGAGGAAGGCCGCAGCGCCGCTCGCGGAATGCCGCTCGTTGACGGAGATAGTCGAGGCGGGCAGCCATGAAAGTCGCTGATCGTCCTGCCTCGATTCAGTCATTAGCCACAGTTGCCTCTGGGATTGGGTGCCCTGGATGTCTGGGCTTGAAGAAAATATCGTGCCGCAAGTTGAGTGATGGTAAGTCCCTCTGCCAGAACCGATCTTTGGGATCTTGTTCTTGCGCGTGAGCTAGCGCGTATGCCGCAACATCGGCCAACTGAAGCAGAGG